TCAGTAAATTGTGTAATCATGCCTATATTTAGAAAGGGCGCCACGAGGGCGCCCTTATAGTTAGTGATTATTACTTACTAGGAGAGATTAGTCGTTGACTAATTTGCTAAAGTAATTCATAGTATCGTCTTCATCTTTACTAGGGGAAGTTTCAGATGTATCAATACTTTCATGCTTTAGTTCTTCACTAACTTCTTCAACAGCAGCACTAACAGGTGGGATATCTACTTGTTCTGCCGTCTCAGATTTTCCACTACCATAAACAGTTTTTTCAAACTTCGCTTTTAACTCATCATATGATTTAAAGTTAGTAGTAGCAGAAAATTCTTTTAAAGGTTTCTGCATTTTCCAAATCTTTTCTATTTCTTCATCACTATCATTTAGTTTAGAGATAGTTTCAAATTCAGATTTGTCATAATTCCAGTAACCATCAACTTTTCTGATTTTTAATTTAAAGTTTGCACCTTCCCAAAAATCAAATGGGTTGATTGCCTTTTCATCTTCAAATTCAGGTTTCATTGCTTCTGTAATCTTGTCAAAGATTTTCTTACCAAACTTGTATAAGAATACCTTACCTTCGTTTTCAGGATGCTTAGGGTCTGAAACAACTAAAATATTTGTAAAGTAAGATAACTTTCTTTTTCTTTTTCTAGCAATTTCTTTATCAGCTTCACTACCAGTATTCCAAAGTTTAGTATTTTCTTCAGACACAGGATCTTTTTGACCTAGTGTAGTTAAACTGTTTTCAATATACCAACCACCTGGTCCTTGAAATGCATGAGACCAAACTCTTGCCCAAGGTAATTCTTCACCTTCAACGGCAGGTAAAAATCTAATAACGGCAAAACCATTACCAGTTTTATCTAGTTCTGGTTTCCAGAACCTGTCGTCTCCTGATGATTGTTGATTTGTGGTAGGTGTTGCAACTTTTTCCAACTCTTTAGTTAGTTTGTCGAAGTTGCCTCGACTTCTTTTTAAATTTGCGAATGACATATATTTTCCTTTCGTATTCGTTGTATTCGTATTGTCTGTATTATCGACATTATTATTTATACAAGTTATCTTATGCTACGTGGGATTTATTGGTTTACCCACAAGCTTCCGGGAAGAGTCCAATCTGATTTTGAGATTAGTCCCTACTCACAACCACCCTAAGTGTCTTCAGGCATTCGCCCATAACCCTCTTAAAGTGTGCGTTACAACCTCTTAATTGTTGTTCCGCCAGTAGCAGCAATATAGTTGCAACTATACTGCTTTTATAAGATAACTCTATTATATCATAAAAACCTGATCCTGTCAAGCTCTTAATCAATAAATTCCTTAAATTTTTTTATACTCATGTATTTGAGATTAGGTACAGATTGCCACTCTGGAATCTCTTGGAATCCTTCACCTTGTACCTTTATAAACTCTATATTAGGGTATCTCATCATACACTTCGCTTTCTGTATAACCCAGTTTTCTGGTATCAAAGCACTCTCATTCTCATCAACATACCCTTTTGTACCTTTGTATAGATTATTTACTTTGTCTGTTTGACTATACATATCCATACCTAGTAGGTAACATGTTTTAGGTTGTTCTTCTTTACATGCAATATACATGGCAGTTGCACCTGAACACCAACCTAGGTCAGCAGGTTCGCCATCTATATTTTCCATAACATCTTTTATCTTTCTAATTCTATCTGTGCCATACAACCATGTGATATATACATTTTCATAACCATCACCTTTCCATCTTTCTGTAATTCTTTTTTGATTAATGGCACTTTGACCATGTATTACAAAAGATAGATAGTATCCCTCAGGATTATATTTCCACTCTCTTACGTTAGGGTCTTGCATGGCACCTGTTTGTGCCTCTTTCATCATGTCGTAATGCTCTGCTGGTATATATTCCCAATCTCTAAAATATGTTTTGTGTTTATGTGCATAACCTGACCTGTATATCTCATGTTCTAACATAGGGTCAACTGCAATAATGCCATCTAGTTTATGGTCTCTATACATGCCATTACAACCCCATACTTTACCTTGTCGTCTTAAAATAGGTATCATTATACCTTGACGACTTTCGCCATTACCTAATACAAATAGGTTATACATAATAATTAATTATCCCTGCTGTAAATATTCCTATTGCAATTGCATTTAAAACAATTAATGCTCTATCATGCCACAATATACCTACAAACAACCAACCTGTTACACCTATTAGATGTACAAACATGTTAATAGGAAACCAGTTCAATGCTGTAGTTATCATACCAAGTATAATAAAAATAGTTGATGCCCATTTTATATACCAGGATAAATCGTGTAGTGGTGTAACTTTATTACTCATGTTCTCCGCCTGGGTCACCTTTTGGTAACGGTACTTTATATGCGTTACCATGTTTATCTCTATAAAATGTATAACCTCTTTGTCTATCTGGTGTGTGATAACCAGTATCAAATCTAAATTTTTCTGCTTGTCTAAATGTTGATACTGTAATTACAATAGCAAGTATTAAACATAAATGTGATACGGCACTTACGCCAAATGCAAAGATACTTTCATATATGTACAATGCAAATACACCTGACCATACAAATGCCAATACTTGCATTATCATATGTCTAACTTGTAAATCAGGTATATGTCTTAATGGGTTTCTACGGTAATTCATTATACCTTCCCAACTATCAACTACAAATTTTCTCATCTTACCTCCATGCTAAAAATAGTTTATGTTAATATTAATTCTTGCTTTGTCATCTGTACATGTGGTACTACAATGTGGTACACTTGGGTCAAATAACAATGCTCTATTGGCGATTGATTGCACTAACGTGCCATCTTCCATTACTGTGCCGCCATTACAAGTATTGAAAGATAAGATACAACCTTTATGTTCAAAGTCATAATCTTTATGTGGTGCGTGTGTAACTAATTGTGTTGTGTGAGGGTAACAATTCATTTTCATTCTTATCATTGCTTTTACACCTAGTTTTTCTTCTATAGGTTTAAAGTTATTATAGTAATTACTATGTGTATATGTGTGATGTCTTGTATAAAGATGGTGTGTAAAGTAACTTGTATTATCTTCCTTTTGCAAAGTATTTACTGTTGAATTAAAATACCAATCAAAATTAGGACCTAATACAAAGTCTTGTAATTTATTAAAGGTTTCTTTGTCTAAAAAATTATCTACTATTTTATACATGTTTTGTCATTGTAAAAGCAACTGTCAATCTAGGTTTAGTGCTATTGTTTTGTGGTACATAATGTTCTTTAAAACAATCAAAGAATAATATATCACCTTGTTGTATTTCTGGTGCCTTATCACCGTCTGTAAATTCTGTTTTACTATGTTCTTTAGGATCAAATAACAAATAGTGTACTGCTGTTACACCACCTTCGCCATCATGCATATGTGGTTCTTGGTATTGTCCCTCTTTGTAATAGTTATACCATAAATCACTTAAATGATATTCTTTTATATCAAAAAATCTTGCAACCTCTGGTGCTAACTTTTCATACTCTCGTCTTAAATACATAAAATCAATATTTGTTAACATGTCTTCATCATTATCATGTATAGCATGTACATTACAATTCCATCTGTTTCTAGTAGGAAACCTTTTATAGTTTTCTTCTATGATATCTATGTTGTTGTCAACAAATTTTTGTGACCAATCTAAGTTTATTTTATAATATATCATTTAATCTCTATCAAGTCTGTATTATCGTATGTACCAAATTTGCCTCTCGTAAAAAAATTTGCACCTATTATTATTCTATCTGTATCACTTTCATTAGGTGTAGAAAAGTGATTTAAGTAACCTGGAAATAATACCATATCACCTGTCTTTACATCAAACGTCCATGACTTAGCATTATAATTATTAAATTCTTCAAACTCAAAATTAAAATCAAAGTTAGGAAACAAACCATTACGGTCAGTTGATACAGTTAACTTACCACTATCTGCCTGTACATAATAAACACAACTTAACAATGTATTAGGGTGTGTATGTCCGTGGTGTCTATCACCTTTTGCATTTTTAGTTGCCCAACTTTGTGTTAAATAAAATTCTTGTTT